CCAGAAGTCCTCAAGCATGGTCATGTGCCGTCGTTCGTCCTTCAGTTCTCCTGTAGATGCATCATAAACCAACTTGTTTCGGTAACGGTTCATGATGTCCTTGAGATACTGCTCTGCCTTGTTCTTTGGAAGATTTCCGACATCGATATAGAACACTCTACGTTCAGGTGCGCGAGATAGACGATAGATGACAACTGCATCCTCGACCATCTTGAGTTGGTTGAGTGGCTTCAATGCCTTGTGTACATACGACAGGACTCTCTTCTTACCAGAGTCAAACAAACCACTGTGAATATAGCAGATCGAATCTGTGGCAATCTTCACACCCTTTGTTGGTGTGGCGGGAGTGAATGCAGCAGTGGTTGTGGATGTTTCCTCTCGCTCGCTGTAGACGAAGAACTCATCGACCTTGGTGACAAGATCGGCATTGGTTGCCTTGTCCTTCTTCTTCTGAACATTTCTGACTTTTCTGATGTGAGTCGATTCGATTGGACGAAGTTCAACAAGACCCTTCTTTGGGTTTTCCTTGTCGATGATCTTGTGATAATAGAGTCTTCCATCTATGTACCACTTGCGGAATATCTCGTATCCCTTGTCTTGAAACTTTAGGAGTCTGAGTATCTCATCGAACTCCTCTTCAATCTTGGTCTTTATCTTTGGAGATAATTTTCTATTGTCAACTACTATCTCAACGGGACGCTTTGTGTCATCATAGACAACTGCTTCATTGCAGATGTCATCGATAGCCATCTCTACTTCTGGATAGAGAGCCATCTCTCTGTACTTTCGAATCATGTCTGCTGTTGACTTGATCCCACCATCGAAATCCATGTACGAACTAAAATAGACACCAGAAGAAATGGGCATAGCCCCGTCATCAAGATCAGGAGGGGCGAACGATGCGTTCGTCTTGATATCCTCCTGCTCAAGTTTCGGGGCTATTCTTTCACCCGCTCTACCGAGCGACCAACCAAAAAGTTCAAAAGCCATTCATTTCTCCAAATAAAATTACACTGTAGGCGTGAAGTTACTCAAAACAGGAAGCGTAGATGCGTCTGGCGTACCGACGTTTGAAGTGAAGTATGAGTAAGCAAGGGTCACACTAAACTCTTCAATCTGATCAGTTGCTTCGTATGATAAGTCGATTGACGAGATGTCTGTTGGGAAGCAACCAATCAACTTGTATGCCTTGAGTGGTTTACCAGTACGATCAAGTTGATTGACTTGCCAATCTTGGAATATTGGTCCTGCAAGATTTGTAAACTCTGATGAAGCAACATTTCGCTCCATTGCTTGAATGCTGTTAACCCAAAGTTCAAACAAGTTACGCAACTGAAACTTATTGTCGTTGATGATTGTGATAGACCAATCACCAAATGTTCTGTCGCCAGGAACTTTGATTCTTCTTCCACGATATGGAATTTCGATTGTTCCTAGTGCCGTTCCTGGTAATGATGCAGACTTTACAAGGAATGGGGTGAGAGGACTTTGAGTCCCACCGATGTTTCCTTGAACTTCAAAGAGCGATGGCTTAACGCCCGCTCCCTGCATTGCATTTGCAAATCTCTTGATGTTCATTCTTTGTTACTCCCTATAGTCTATTTATTCGATGGTGGTTAGGTTGAAGTCACTTCTCACAGCAACGAAGTTCAACTGAACGAAGTTGATGGACTTCAATGGCTTGATATAAATGTCTGCAACAAACTGATTGTTGTCGATTACTTGCGATGTATTGTTCGTTTCATCACAAATAACCTTGAAATCAGCAATACCGCGTTGTGCTTGAACATTAGAAAGGAATGGTGTTACAAGATTGCGGAATTGAGAACGAGTAAACTCATCGTTGAATTCAAAGAGAGAATACTTGGCTGCTTTGGCAATAGCCTTCTCAAGGGCAATAAACACTCTACGAACATTGATGCGATCAAATGCACTTGGCTTCGTCAACATGGTCTTATCGCTGTAAAGAACAGTTCCAGAACCATCGTTGAACTGAACAAAGAAGTTGATACCGTTCTTGTATAGTTCGTCACGATCTGCCTTGGAGAAGTTTGTTTCTAACTTTACGGCATTTCGGATAAACCCTCTTGAGAATCCTGCTGGAGATTCCCAAGGAATCTCTTGAGCGCATAGAATTCCAGCAACATCTGACGAGAGAGACATCTTTCTCAACTGATTGTTGAAGGTGTCGAAGAAAACTTTTCGACCAGCAACAAGAATTGTGTATGAGTTCGACGGAACTTGTAACACATTCTTTCTGAAATTGATGGTGTTAGTTGCTGTCTGCGATGAATATTGATTTGGGTTTGATGGCTTTGGTGTTGGTATGACAAGCACAGTGTCTTTTCGTGGTGATATTACTGTGTCATACGCAATTCTTTCAACCATATCTTCTACTGCTTGAGAAGTATCACTACTAACTGATGATTCTGGAACAAACAGAATATCAACAGCCGAGTCATCATCCGCAAATATTGAGTATGCTTTCGTATATTCCAGAGTTGACGGACCTGTTAGCGAAGACTCTCCGTGCGCTAGTTGAGACTCGTAGAATCCCTTTCCAGTATAAGTGGTTCCGTCAGCAGCAACGTATGAATAAATGATATCTCCAAACGCCGTGGTTGCATCAGATGATGCGTTTCCACCACCACTTAAACCAAATGGTTTGGTGCAGTAAACAAACTGAGAGTTGTTGTTGATGAAATCTTTATAGTAGATTGACTCGCCATCAAGATTCTTTGCATCAGTTGCCTTAGAAAGAAGTTGGAATTTCTCAAGCAATCCGTTCTTTGGTCCAAACTTTCCTCCCGTATCGATAACAGCGAAACTAATTTCGTCATTTGAACCACCAACATTAGAAGCGAATTCTGATGTATTTGGAATCTTGTCGAATATTGAGTTAGAAGATGCAAAATCGCTTGTAGGGGTTGTTACAGTTGTGGCAAAGGTGGATAGATTTCCAACTTGCTTCATACCAAAAGAAAAGTCTCTCCGAATTCCAGTCAATCCGCCAGTTGTATCAAAAGTCACCCCAACACTTTGCTGAGTTCCATTTACAGTTTTTGTGAACGTAACACCGCCAGTTAATCCAACTAGAAGGTTCCAACCCTTTATGCTTGTAGATGGTGGCGTTGAACCAAATATATCAGTCGATACTTTAGACCATGTATTTCGGTATAATGGAAATAGATTTGATGAACCAGAGGGGAAATTTCCACTATAGATCAAACTACCAAAATTAGATGGTATACCACTTGTTAAGTAGTTCTTTGTCCCAACCTCACCCGGTCTATTACCGAAAGTGAGTGTTGGATGCATATTTGTAGAATCTGCATTTAAAAACAGAATATCAACTGCTTTGGGGCTAGTTGAATTTATTTTTGCAAATACAGTTTTTGGACTGTTAGAAGAATTGCTGTATTTATTAAATGGATTGTATTTTGTCCCAACAGGAGAGATTGATTCCAACGCATAGTAGTTTTGGTTGTTGCCGCTAGGATCAGATCCGTTGTTTGTTAGGGTATAATTGCTGGATGTTGTTCCTGTTGCGTATAGGAAATTAATTGCCGATGTTGTATCCAATGAATTTATAAAAGTAGTTGGTTCAACTCCACTTGGCGGAACAATGGTAATCATTGTATATGTGTGAGTACCAGATGTAGTACCAAGAAATTCATGTCCGTTTGAATCTACAAGAACATCTGGATCCGGAGAACCGTTATAATATGTAAAAGTATATCCAATTGCTCCTGTGCTTATACCCGCCATAGTAGCGAGTGCATATCCACCAATCAGATTAAAATCGGTATATGCGGCTACCGTGGTGTTTACAGATTCGGTTTCATTAGTTGTACCGTCCCACACAATTACCTTAAGCGAGTCACCAAAATTTCCTGGATATCTCGCACGGAAATTTGCTATGGATTCAATTCCATTTTGACCAGAGAACCCACCAAGTTTTGCAAATTCTTCTTCGTTGGTTATTCTAGGATATGTGCAGTTATTGATGCTAGTTATTCCAGCCTCTTGTGAGGTTGAATTTGTCTCGCTTGATTGTTCGATTCGAATAACCTTGAGGTTGTTTGAATACTTCAAAAAGTTTGCTGCTGCGAAGAAATCAATTTCACTCAAACTATCTGATGGATCAAGTGTTGGTTTTCCAAATAAAGCAGCAAGATCGCTTTCTGATGTTACGCGGTTAGCAACTAGGCACGGACCCCAGTTAAATGTTCCAACCATACCACCACTGTTAAGCGATTCTGGTTGAACGAATTGTGAAAGATCGATTTCCGATACATTTACACCTGGGCTTAGTTGTGTTGGGATTGGACTAGCCATTTGCTCTCCTATTAGATGATCTCAGTGAAGGTGCTATCTGTTCTCGTTGCGATGAAGTTCAATTGAATGAAGTTAATCGACCTTGCTGGCTTGATGTAAATGTCTGCCACGAACTGATTGTTGTCAATCACTTGACCAGTATTATTTGTTTCATCACAAATAACTCTAAAGTCCGTAATTCCTCTCTGTGCTTGAACATTTCTGAGATATGGAATGACTAGATTGCGGAATTGAGAACGAGTAAACTCATCGTTAACTTCGAACAATGAGTATTTAGCGGCAGTTGCGATAGTCTTTTCAAGAGTGATGAAAAGGCGACGAACATTGATACGATCAAACGCACTCGGCTTCTTCAATAGAGTTTTATCTCCAAAGAGAATGGTTCCTTCTCCGCTGAATGTTGCAACTGGATTGACTCCCGCAACATAGAGAAGATCGCGCGATGATTGATCTGGATTAAAGGCTAGTTTAATTGAATTTCTTATAGTTCCGCGATTGAGTCCTGCTGGTGAGAACCAAGCCTGTGTTGCCGATTCACTTCTTGCACAAAGACCAGCAATATCGGAGTTCAACGGAATATAACGGAACATGTCATTGTACTTATCGTAGATGTACTTCCATCCACTATCCATGACGATATAGGATGAATTCATTCCATAAGTTTCATTTCTTGTTGTAATGACACTCGATGTGGCTTGAGCCTGTGTCTTGTTCAAAACATCGCTAAGTGTTGGTGACACAAACAATACACAGTCCTTGCGCTCATTGACAAGATCTGCAAGAAGTTTGACTGTTGTTGCATCAGATCTACCCGATATGAGTAGTGATATATCTACGTTGTCGCGATCAAGGAACTTACTGTATCCCTTGGTGAAGATATTTGCTGTTGTCGATGATGCACCAGTTCCTCCACTTAGGCTATAACGAGAAACCTTTGCGGCAGCATAGCCTCCGCTGATATCAGAGAAGGAAGTTGTGAGATCTTTAGCAATGGTTTCACCCCAAAGTTGCTCCAAATCACCAGCCCAAATATAGTTTGACTGTGTGTTGATTACAGAAGTAACATAGTTTGGTTGACCATCGTTGTTGCGAGCATCATATGCTTTCGAAACATTTTGGAATGTTTCTAGAATTGTTCCCTTGGTCCCCGTAAACAAACCATCTTCATCGATGACCACAACATTGAGTTCGTCGTTTGCGCCACCCTTGGCGGCGGCTTGTGTGCTTGTCTCGGCAGTTAGTTGGAAAAGATCCGCATACTTACTACGGAACTTCATGCTTGCGCTTAGACCAATTGTACTCGCAATATATGTCTTTGTAGTGACAGTATTTCCTGCGGCAGAATCAACAAGGAAAGTTTGTGCAAATTGATTTGTTTGGAAAATCAATTTGTCGTTTTCTTCAAGGGTTCCGCCAAGAACTGTAGAGAATCTGATGGTATTTGTTCCGATTGATGCCGTTGCACCAACAGTAAGTGTGGCTTCACCGTCACCATCGATCACAACAACTTTCAGTGAATTTCCCAATACTCCTGGATACTTGGCATAGAAAGCAGCCGTAAGTCCATCAGTGCCACCAAGAACATCTTCATTGGCATATTGCAAACCAGTAATACCGGAAGAATTTGCATTGGTTTCATCGCTGCCTATAGCACGAACAACCCGAAGATCGCGACCGTATTGAAGAAAGTTTGCTGCACAGTGGAAATCGATTCCGTTATCATCACGGAGAGGCTTTCCGAAAACTCTTACCAAATCGTCTTCTGATGTGATCGTGACTATTTTTTCTGCTGGACCCCATTGAAATACTCCAGCGATTGCCGCTGTAGTACTTGCAACATTTGGTGTGACATTTGTGAGGTCAATTTCCGAATAATTCACACCTGGGCTAAGTTGTACGGGAATTCTGCTCATTTTGTTCTCCAGATGATTCTATCATGTATGTAGTAAATTTTAGTATTTCACTCAATACCATGAGTTCATGTTGGAGTCTCTTTCTCTGAACCAGAGAGAGCCATCTTCTCCCTTTTCGGGAATAGAATCGTCCACACCATCATCAATGAAACCAAAAGGAGTCATTTCCTCCTCAAGTTTGTCTATAGTTTCCTTGTAGACATCTTTCCTAATATCAAGGGACGACAAGTCCTTAAAATATGGTTGTGTTGATAGCCACCCAAACAAAACCAAG